TGTTAATTCCATATCCACCTGCCGTACTCGTTAAGCGCATATCGTCGATCGTGACGTTGACAGCAGCCCCGAGATAGATACCCTCATTAAAGTTGGTTGAGCCGGTGATTGCTTGAATTTGCCCCGGGCCGATGGTGGCTCCGTCTGCAGCAAGAAAGTAGATAGCGGCGCCGCTGCTTATAAAACCTGGGTTTGTAGTGAGAGTAAGTTGGTTGAAATTCGATAGCTCAATCTCAAAGTCCTTGAAGATAGGTTTGATAGCGTTCTGAATGACAAGTCCTCCCAGTGAAGTTATATTGGTGCCGTCAAGAATGAAGCTGCCAGCACCAGGAACTTGGGCCAACCACAGACCGTACGCTGTGCCAGTCATCAGACCATCTTTAATGCGAATGCTATCACCGACATTCTGCAGCATAAAACAGGAATTTGGATATGGGCCATCTACAGTAAGTTGACACCTTTCGAACTCGGCTTGAGACAAGCCGGCACCCGAGGCTAGACCGTTAGCCCATACGCCGTACAGCAACGGACTCACAGGCGCCATGATGTCGGCTATTCTCAGTCCAGGTAGATAGGTAGCAGCGGAGGCCGTAGTATCTATGTTGAACCAGCTGCGAGCCCCCGTTACCACGAACTTCATCTTGGTGAACGAGAAATCGCGCATCACTTCCCCGGCCGGGATAACAACATGGAATAGATCGGTGTTCGCCGGCAGTGCGCCAATGAATAGTGTAGCGTCGCCATCACCGATGATGTTTACTGGTTTCGTGATGGTGAAGCCGTTTGAAACTAAATACCCCGAGGCGGTGCCGGGAATTGAAATCTCGCCACCAGAAGGCGTCGCCGCGATGGCCGCCGCGATTGCCGCTGTGCTATCGTAGCCGGCCGTACCGGCGAACTGGTCAAACTGCTGTGGTGTGATGATATTCATTTTTTTTACCTCGAAAACATCATAACTACTATCATGCCGTCGTTGCCAACGGCCCCCACATTGGTGCCTGAACCACCAGCACCGCCACCGCCAGGGCCGAAAGCAGCATTGCCAACACTGCTGGCATTAAAGATAAGTGACACGGCAGAGCCCAAACCGGCGGGACCGCCGGCACCTTGTAGAGCAACAGCCGGAACCGCTTGACCACCCGAGCCGCCGGTAATGTGTACTGATCCGCCGGTGCCGCCACTGCCAGCCGCCCCAGGAGTAGCGGCCCCTCCACCGCTCTGGCCATCCCCGCCGGCGCCGGCACCAGCTGTCAACAACGAGGCAAACGACGAGGCGCTGCCGGCTCCACCGCCCGTTGGCGAGGACGCGCCCGCCGTGCCGCCAGTTCCAGCCGTCAGCACATAGCCGGTGTTTGGCGATAACGACAAAAATCCTTCAGCATATTCCCCACCGCCTCCGCCACCACCATAAGCGCCGGCACCATTGCTACCACCACCACCGCCACCAGCACCCCACATCCGTACCCACGCACCGATTTCTGATGCCGTTGTCGTCAATGTAACGTTGTCTGTATGGTTGGCAATATACACCATACGCGTCACGGCAGTAGGTGATGCAGTAGCACGTGATGAAACCATCTCGAAGTTGGTGCCGTCGTAAACAAACTCTGCAACCATGCCAGCTATAAGCGCACCGCCCGGGAAGCTTGCTGTAGTGCCTCCAGGCAAGCAAATGTTTTTAGTTGTGCCGTTGACATCGAGTGTCGACGCTCCCGTGTTGGAGTTAACGACTTTAAACCACACCGAAAACCCAACCTCGATCTGTGGCGGCACTGGATTAAGCACGACGGAATAAGCATTAACCGAGCCGATGTCTACCCCAGTGTTGACGGCGCCGGATTGGACGGACTCGGCCAGCTGCGTCAAGTCAGAATTGGTTGGTGTGAGCCCGCTGGCCGTCGCAAAGTTAACGATCTCGCGTTGTGGGTATTCTATCGACGCCGCCGGCGGAATGCTACCCTGCGTCCCTGTCGACGGGTTACCATCGACGTAAGAAGCGTTCGGGACACTGGGCTGATCAAAAGGTTGATTATATTTAATGGGAACCTCCTATTGATGTCACACGATTGCACATCCGAGAACACAGAAGCTTGTTTAAAACTGTTCGTCACCAGACGAGTAGTAAGCATCACCGGAAGACGCTGGTGCATAATCGAAAATGACGATGGTATGTGCTGGCGCCCATCGTCGGATGACACACTCTAGGTCCGTCGCAAGTTTAATGCGCAGCAGAGGATCGATGCCGCACTGACCGGAAGAGACGTGAAAATATGCCAGCCCCAGGTTCATCAGTGTCACGACCCAATAGAAACGCATCGTGACGTCACCAATCTCCCAACGATAGTGGACGCCGTCGGGGGCTTCTCCATTGACCAGTAAGCTGCGCGTATCACCACACCGGCTGATGCCACACATGAACGGTGAAAACTCTCTGATTGTAATTATGTAACCGAGGACCGCGGCCTGGGCGATAAAGAATGCCCGCGACTGCGCACCAAGCATCGTCATCTTTTGAACGAGCACGGTGCGGCGATCGGCAATCGTCAGAGGCTCGGCAACGCACGGGTCCGGCAGACCCCACGCCTTTTCCCAATCGGGCAGCAATTGCAGCGCTGCGCGGGGGTCGCTCTCGTTTTCCAGTAAGTCGGCGGCTCGACTGTCGACGTTATAACCGCCGACGTTCGGGCCAGACGTTGGTGCCCCCCAAATTTGCATCAGCGCCAAATAGACCGACTGCGCCACCGTTGTCGGATCGCGAGACCAAGCGGGGCCGCTCGGTAGCAAGGCGCTGAAGGCCTGCTGATAGTCTACGTCCGTACGTCGCACAAAGACGTCTGGGGGCAGGACGGTAGTCATAGCGTGATAGTCCCGAGGACTGCCAGCGAACCGTTATTGGGCGGCACAGCATCGGACATCACGAGGTCGTAGCTGACAACGCCCGCCGCCTGATAAATTGCGTCATTTACCCACGCAGCAAAGATTGTCGTTGGTGCCTGCGACACGCCACCAATTTGCGAAGCCGGTGCCGCCTGCTCCAGCAACATCTCTGTGACGCTTGTCTCGATATTTGTCACGGTCCCGGCGTCGTCGTTCTCAAGATTATTGATCTGAAAACTGATGTACCAAGGCAGCGGCGCCTCAACCCAGAAGTCCCTGACGCAAACCGGACGTACGCTGTCGAGATAGGTGGAGACGGCATTGACTTGATCCTGCGTCGGGAAGCCATTAGTCGCCACCTGTAACACGTCCATCATAAAGCGCACCGTTACAGTGCCGGGCCCCATCTCATTAGGTGAGCACCACGCGCGCGTTACACCCGGAAGACCCATGACCCAGGCAACGTAGTCATTAGCCGCGCCACCCATCGGTGGCTCTTGAATACGCCGCAGCACGTTGGCGCGTATCTGGTCCTCACTGTCACCGTTGATGCCGTCGGTGAACGTCGCAATCGTCGGCGACCCGTTGACGCCGGCGACGCCGATCGTGAATGATAGGCTATTGCCTACCGCGAGACCCGTCTCTCCGGCCGTCAGCGCGACTACGGGGACCGGCGTCGGCATAGCACCGATCGTCGTCTGCTGCGATACCTGAAAGATAAAGGTCTGCTGGCCGCCCGTCGCTGAGTTAGCTTGGCCAGTTATCTGCGCGCCGTATGGAATGACGATGCCGTTAATGCCGCTGACGCTGACGGTGCCCGAGGCGAACGTCGCGCTGGCGACCGACACGCCCCAGATGTTGGCGAAGCGCAGCAGCCACTCGAACTCTGCTGTATCCGGCATCAGCTGCGTCGCCAGCCAGTTCAGATACAGCATGCACAGGTATGCCACGCCGGCGTTGGCGTCGGCTATGACGCGCAGCACGGAATTTGGAATGATAGGCCCGCTGCGCAACATCGATGTGATGTTGGCGCGGTTGAGGGTGCGCAGCGCCTGAATTGTTGGTGATTGCCAGGGCATCGATTACTCCGCAAGAGCCTTGAGCATGTAGAAGGAGGTTCGCGTCGGCGCGATGACGTTAAAACCGTGGACAGCGTATAGGGCTGGGTTGTGTGTCGTCAGAACAGCAACAGCCATCCCGGCGGCGCGCATGTCCTCTTCGCATCGCATGTAGAGGGCACTACCGATGCCTCGCCGCTGAAACTCTGGCTCGACGTTGCACCAAATAAACTCGCCAACGTGTCGGTATCCGCAAGGCGATGGCACCCATCCTGCGAAGCCGACGATGCGACCGAGGAACAGGGCGCAATACCAGTGCGCCCCGACCATCCCCAGCTCTCCGTCGATGTGTGAGGCCACTCGCTCATTGTTGGGCCAGCATCGTGCTGTAATGGCCTTCGCCATTTTGCGATCGCCAGGCTGAAGTTCAAGAATTGCGTAATTTGGTTCGGTCATCTGCCCAACGCCGTCATTGCAGGAAACAGCTCCGACCAGACGCCCTGATACTGAAGAGCGATCGCTGATTTGTTGCCGCGGTACATGACGATGTAAGCGACCATACCTTCGATGCTCGTCTGCGTGACGCTGACGGTGAAGCTGGTGCAGATGTTGTTGTCGACGAAAGGTTGCAGCGCCGTCTGAATGTAATTGGTGAGGCGTGTGATGGTGCTGCCTTGCTTTGCGCCGGCGCCGACAATGCTGGCGCGTGTCATCAACCACAACTTCGAACCGAGAGGCCAACCCCCCCAGATTTCCTGTGCCTGCCAGTCGCCCCACCATCCGCGCAAGTCGGTGCTGTTAGGGTCTGGTAGTTGGTCCGAAGGTGACGCGGTGGCGTCAGACAAAAGTGCAATAGTAACCGCGGTAGCCAGCTCCGCTGCCTCGACAGGCAAGCCGCTGACCGGGCTCTGCAACCAATCGAGGGTTACAACATCTGGAGACGTTATGGAGACCAGCTCAATGTCCATATCGCCGATCCACTGCCTTAAGCTGGGCCGTCCTCAGCTGCTCGAGGTCTGTTAGTGCTCGCTCAAAAGATTGCATTACACCGTCGAGGGAATCGACCTTACCCGCCAGCTTGAACCACGCGGCCTGCGCGGCGCCCTTGACGCTCTCTTCAAAAGCGTTGTCGACCAGTACTTTAATGCGGTCCAAGCTAATTGCGTCAGGGTCGTGCGTGATCATGCTTAAGCCCCGCAATCTCCGCACGCATTTCGACGACAAACTCTTGCAGACCTTGTAGCGCCATAATGCCGACCTTGCCTTCGTTCAGCCTGAGGTAGCCCTTGTGATCGTGAACCAAAAGTGGAAAGTTCTTGAGTGCGTCGTCTGCTAACAAACCAAACGACGGCATCGGCGCATCGCTGTACATACCGATGGTGCCATCATGCCGATGCAGAAGGCGTCTGACATTAAATTTCTTGACCTTGAGTGCCATCAACTTTTCAAGCACCGGCTCATGGTCGACGACATCGGATTTCAGGCGAGCGTCGCAGTCGACGTTGTAGGACGGCGCATACTGCGGGCCCGAGGTTAGAGAGTCGGCAAACTGAAAAGGGCCGTCGCGGTAGTGGATCGGCGCGTACGTAGAGGTCTTGACGCTAGACGTGTGTGTGATGCCGGAGGCGTTGTGCGTTGTCGTGTGCTGGCCCTGAAATGCTGCGTGCAGCAGTCCGCTGATAAGACTGGACTCACGCTTGTGGATGATGGACGACATGCCGCCGCCCAACAACTTCGTCAGTTGCGTCACGGCGCTCTGTATTGTAGTGGCGATGGTAGCAATGCCGGTAGTGCTCGATGCGCCTGCTGCCGTTGTGGCGCCCGTCGTGATAGTTCCCACCTGCACCGTCATGGCGGACGTAACGCCGGTCCCCGTTATCATCGCGGCCAGTGCCACGATCTGCGAGCCTAGCGTGTTAATGGCCGGTACCCCAACGCCCGCCGTCGCCAGGGCTCCCATCTGCCCAGCCATCGCCCCGATGCTGCCTGCTGTACCGCTCAAAGCCGTCAGAGCACTTTGTACTTGCGGCGGTATTGCGAGGCCGCTGATGATGTGATGGTTTATCTGCTGCGGATGCTGGTTCTGCATCAGCGCAGCGGCGATGTGCTTGTAGCTGTGTGGTATCTTCGGTTTCCAAGGCCCACGACCGGAGGCGTATGGCGGCACCGACGTCAGCGTACCGGAGTCGTCACCCGCTTGCTGTACACGGTGCTGGTGAAACTGAGAATTTGGCACCGACGTATAGTGCCCGTCGGTGTGAAATACACTCTGCTTGTTTGTGTTATCGTAACGCCCTGTCTCTCCGGGCTGCAAGCCGCCGAGGCGGTAGCGCCGATCGGCGATGCCAATAACTATTGGGTGGGAGCGGCTGCCAGCGACATGAGCAACCAGCATTTCAGCGTATTGCTGCCCGGTCGGCGGCAGCGGATTATGCGTGTGCCCGTAAGGTTGCCAGTGCTCGACTGCAGTCATCTGCTCGCCGGCACCGCCAGCGGGGTTTCCGTAACCCCAAACACTAACCTCCTGCATCAACAGCGTATCATTAGCAGCCGTCGGCATCACGCCTCGCGTGAGGGTGTTGCCGTGACGGTGGGAGCTTGCGCCTGCGCCTTCGCGTGGTCCGGTCATATCTGCGGCGATGTGTTGGATAGCTTCGTGTTCAAAATCAATTCCGTAACGCTGCCTTCCTTGTTGCCCTGCTTATAACGTACGCCCTTAAGCCACCAACCGGCGCCAACACTAACCCTTGGCGGCACCAGACTAGGCGAGTTGAGCGTGATATGGCTACCAACACCCTGCCCCCATAAGCTGCCACCGTTAAACCATCCAGACACTTTAATTACAGCCTCAGCAATTCTAAAGCCAGTTAGGTCAATCTCGTGTTGCCCTCTTAGCTGCGCCTCTGCTGGCGACAGCGGCAACTCTGGGACAAGCGTAACCGTCTTCAGCCACTCGGGAGCTACCGATCCAAAGACACCGGCGAACGGGTTCTGTACCGGTACTAAAATATTTGCCGACAAGGTTCCGGCTTGATTTGTTGTTGAACCACCTGGCGTCTGTGATTGTACGTTGAACGTCTGAGGATTAGGGTTGGTGCCGAGCTGTGTATCATAATCATTTTGCAGCGTAATGTGACCCTCAAGAATATTCTGCCCTTCGACCAGTGTGGCTCCAGTACCTCCAAAAACAGGTGTGGCGGCACGCACCATGTGAAAGATGCCGTTGGTGGTATCGGGACACAGATGCATGTTGCGGCAGCGACCGAGTATCTCAATCGCCGACACGCGATCTTGACCAACAGTTTCTCGATAAACCGGAAACGGGAGGTTGGCCCCGGGAGCGTTCTGAACCTGAACTTGAACACCAACTTTACCAGCAATCGAACTTACGATTTGTTGCAAAGTTTGGTTTTTATGCTCGCCAGGATTGACATCGACTGATGAACTAAACAGTTTTACGTTAGTAGCCGCTGTGATGTGAATGTCGTGTTGTGTGGCAGTGTAGTGCGCTTGACGCACCGTCACTTCAGCGTTGGCCAACGCGGGGACACCACCCAGTGTGCAGCTAACGATGTCCGTAGGAATAGGCTGCATGCCGGCTTTACCGATATAGGCGTTTGGCTCAGTCCAACCGATGCGGAAATTTACGCACGGTTGAGAACCAACCATGTACTCAAGGGTGAACTCGTCCCATTGTTGATATGCTACACCATTGACGGTGATGACCGCAACTTCTTGGAGGTTGAACTCCGACATCAGAAACCCGGTGCCAGAGCGTTGATCTCAGTCGGCATGAACAGAGGATGAAACGGCAAATTCTCCGCGACCAGAGCATCGCTCTGCGAGCCGTCCTGATAGACGCGCTGCGCCAGATAGAGCGACGGGAACCTCGTCGGATATGTGAGGGTTACAATAGCCGGCAGCGTTGCTGCAGCATTGGCCAAGAAGGCGATCACCGCGGCCTTCAGCGTGATTAGGTCAACATAAGCGACGTTGTCCATATTGTCGGCAGCCGTAATTTCAGCCGGCACGAAGGCGTCCTGCACGAGCGTGATGTAGTCGTCGACGGTCTGACGGCTCGTGAACGTCTGCGCTGCAATCCAGCGCGACTGCTCAATCAACGACATGCGTATCGCGAAGTTACAAACGGCAATCGCCGGCGGGCTCACAGGTGTAAAGGCGAGGGAGAGCGTACGCACCGTGTCGAGCTGCTGGTAGGTCGCGCCGGCAACGACGGCTGCGTTGAAGCATGCAGCGAGGTTAGCAAAGAACGGCGTGCCAGGGTTTGTGTTGAGCTGATTTGCAGCATTAGCGTACACGTAGCCGCAGTTCCACTGCAACAAAGCACTTGCAACCGTCGGCGCCCCCGGGAACAGAGTCGCCAACGCCCATAATACTTGCTGGGCGAATCCGGTAGCCTCTTTCAGTTGTGATTTAATCATTCCCCGCCCCCAGTTTCTGCACCACCCGGTCCCGGTTTGAAGACTATTTCAGGCAGTACCGTCTGCCCCTCGTCACCGGTCGCAGGCGTTATCGTCGTCCCATTAGACGCGCCGAGGGCAGAAAAATCACTCGACACCACCGAGTTGGGCGTACTAGAGGAGCCGAGGGCAGAAAAGTCACTCGACACAACAGCGTTGGGCGTCGCTGCCGATGGAGCGACCGGACTGTCAAACCCACCATCGGCAAAATCATTTGATACAACGGTGTTGGGAGTCACGTCCGCCGTGGTATCAGTCACAGTCTGAGCCGTCGCGGTACTACTCGGCGTTGCCTGCGGCTGCTGTCCCTGCTCGACAAAGTTGATAGAGAACTCGCAGTAGCCGCCCTTCTCTTGGTGCTCCGTCATACTGTAAGTATCGACGACGAGCGGCATCACATCGTTGGATGACATCGTCGGCAACATTAGCACGCCAGCAGTGCCGGCCTCACAGATCGCTCTCAAGGCGTCGCGGTTAGTCTCCCACTCCGACATCAGCACAGGCGAATAGATGATGTAGGCCGTCACAGCAAATTTGCGGATGCGCCGTCCCATGTCTTCCGCATAAGGTGTGTCGAGCTTCGGGTACTCCTTCGGCACAATCCTGCGCCCCGATGACCGCGAACTAGCCTCGACATAAAACGGGATGCCAGCGAAACTAGCGGCCTGCAATGGATATGGAACAGCCATCGGTCACCTCACGGCTGTACTTGTGATTGTGGGTAATGCGTTGTCGGTTGGTTCAACCAAGGCGGTGTATTTCCTGCAGTCTTCACCTGCGCACCGGGCATGACCGTAATCGGTTGATTAAAGACGTGTTGCTGCTGTCGTGCTGCCTGTGCTGTTTCTTCTACCTCCGTTGGGCGACGAAACTCGTAGTTGCGCGGGTCAAGAGTGCCTCGCATTCTCCCCTGGTTGCCGCCGATGGTGTGAACGCGTCCGTCTTTGTCTACGGACCCCACAACAGCAACGTGACTACCTGGTGAACCCGTACGCCCAGTATTTTTCACAGCCATATCACCTGCGTGCGGCAGGTCGTCGTAAACCCCCCAGTTGCGCCAGTTAGATGCAATAGCCGGATTTCGTGGAGGATGGCCGCCGGCAGCCGTAACGACTTTCGCCGCGAACTCTCCACACCAAGACTCGCCCTTGTTGAGACCTTGCGACTGCAGGAACATCTGCACAGCACCCGGCCCCATGTCGGCGTACTTCTCCGCTTCCGCCAAGATGTGAGATGGGATGCCGGTGCCGCCGGAGCCGTCGACGTCAGTGCCCTCTGTCTTCCTAATCAGTTGCTGTAGACCAGGGTCTTTAGTGTCAACGATACCCGTCGAGCCGTAGCGCTTTGCAAGTGCTGCCTCCAATCCTGGGGAACCTTCAGCATAATGCGCTGCAAACTGATGTGGTGTCAGGTTATGATAATCTGCTCTCTGAAGCAGAGCCGCCTGCGCTGCGTCGCCCGTCGCCGTATCTGGGAAAATTGCAAATCCTCCGCTGTCGGCACCAGTCGCGCCGTGCTCTTGCGCAAACCTGCCATACTTCATGTTGCCGCGATTGTTGTTCCGATTGCCACGAGTGCCCGGTCCACCAAGGTCACCCATTGGACTCTTGTTGAGCAATGGGTTGCCACCGGGGGCGTCAGGTGTGTAGGAGACCTTCTGGGCACCTGGAGCACCGCCACCGGCAGTGTCGCGAGAATTGTAGAAGTCCCAGAGGCCATCGTAAACACCTTTGCGCGTGCCTTCAGCGATGAGGTTCACAGCGTCCGACGGTGATTTAGAGTCGCTTGCGGGGATGATGTCCTCACCAGCGTGCACCATCGCAAAGTGGGACCGTAGGACGTGTCCACCCGTTGCGTGCTGAATACTCTCATCACCGAAGAGCCGATTAAAATTCTCTTCCGGCAAGGCCGGTGGGGCACCGGTCTCTTGACCCGTCACCGCCTTATGCCAGTCGGCCCCACGCAAGGTGGCGGCAAATTCGCGCAACGCGGTTGTTGCGTCAATCGTAGCCCCCGTCAAACCCTTGCCAATAACCTCCATTAAATTCTGAGCGTCAAGTTCCATATCAGTGATTGCGTCGGCAGCGTCCTGGGCGGCATCCACATCCTTCTGCGTCGTCGGCAAACGTGCCCTACTCGACGTTCGATATTTTGCCTCCTCTTCCGGCGTTGCACTGAGCAGAGCGGGGCTTAGTCCCGCCTTAGATAACAACAAACGACCAGCCGCGGCTCCGCCTGAGCCACGCTCTGCGTGACGAGCGGCGGCCATCGTCAACTCGTATTGCTCGTCCTCGGTTTTTGCCGCCTGCAACGATGCGAGATACCGATGATAGTACTGATCGTGCTGTACCTGTAAAAACGAATAGAAGGAACCCATGTTCTGCTTGGTTTCTAACATGGTATCCGATAGCGACGTAAATGACGCCGCCATCTGGTCGTTTGACAAGCCGACGTGCTCACCCAACTCCATAAGCTCGCGCATGTGCTGAATGGTCAAGCCAGTCGCGGTATGTAGTTGATGCAACTGAGACCCCAGGTTAACCCATTTTTGTGTTGAGACAACGACTGCCGCCAAGGCCGAGGCCACACTCAAACCGGTGATTCCAAGCGCCGCCATCGCTGGCGACAACAAGCCAGTTACATGCCCAGTAACTTCTTTAATCTCTTTCCCAACATCCTTAAAGCTGGCAGTCTGGGCCTGCATCCCCTTGTTGATAGTCTTGTTGACGTTGTTGACGGCGTCGCCCATGACGCGAACTTGCCGCACCATATCCTGCATGGGCTTGCTGAATTTATCTTCCAGCACAGCCGTCATTTTCAAAACGTCGTCACCGCTCATCGCCATCTGGGTCTTCACCTCGCTCAATTCGAATGCGACGCAGACGTTCCATCACACGGCCGTACACAAGCACGACCTCGCGTTCCGGTTTGTCAAAAAATGGCCAAGGGTCCGTCTTGAAATAGACCGCCAACTCGATGCATAAGTCGACTAAATCTGACCCAGATTTGGCAGGAAAAAAGGGGAGATAGCCCAGGCACACGCCGTCCAATCGCGGGTGTCCATTTTTAGCACCGACCCCGTCGGAATGTTTCCGAGGCGGGATATCATCGCCGTCATGTACTGCGGAGGATGCGTCACACGTGGAGGTGAGCTGATTGGGTCGAACTCGACAGGCGAGCCGCCGACCTGAAGAATATCGGCAGCCGTCGGCAAACGGAATTTTATCTCCGTCAGCGTCTCGTTAAACGCCTGTATGGGCTTGAGCAGCGTCACCTGCGCTGCAGGCGGAACAAGGGCCTCTTCCGGCTCATTAACTACCGGGCTAGGCCCCTTGTTTATTTGTTTTGCCATTAGCTAGGCATCTCCTGCATTGACATACCTTCGAGTTCGATCATGACCTTGCCGTCATGTGCGTCGATCACGAAGGCAGCGACCGTCCACGCATCCGTGAGAATGTAGGACATGCCATTGGCGAGGTTGACCTGCGCCGTCGCGTCGGTGATGGCCTCGAGATTGACCAGCGAGAGCTGGTTGCCGATGCTCCAATCGCCTTTGATTGACGGTACAATCGGCTCCTCTATGAAACCGTGAACGCCGTCTTGACCTGCGACGCCCGTACGCTTAACCGTCACGCCCGTAATATTAAAATTACCTCGAGCCTCGTACTGGACACCGTCCAAGTAGATAGCCAAAACACCGCCGATTCGCTGGGATGCCATGTTAGATACTCCTATGTCTGATGAAGTCCTCGGGCGGCGTCACGCCTTTCCGAGCATTACAATCTGCACAAGCACCAACAAGGTTGCTTGGCCAATTAGAGCCGCCACGCGCCAGCGGAATATAATGCTCGGCTACTGGGTATTCCGTTATATCGCCGAAGCAATAAAAGCACCGATGGTTCTGAGCCTTCAAGATGTTTGAAACGTCGGCACCCGTAAAGCTACCAACAACAGCGCGTTTACGGGCCCTATAATTAGCGGTCGCGGTACGGGCAATCTTCCGAGCGGCCTCACGGTTTTCTTGAAACCAACGCTTCGCATTGGCCCGATGACGATGTACGTTGTTGCGGCGCCAAGCAACAGTTTCTTGCCTGTGGCGTATTACCAATTCAGGATCGCTGGCTCGTCTCTGTTTCCTGCGCACGTTACCGTGAGCACTGCGACAACCCCGACAGGTATTACGAAACCTGCCGGGTTTTCTTGTTGGCGGAAAGAACTCAGCCGTCAGAGGCTTATTCTCTCCGCACTTATTACAAACTCTCATACCCCAAACCTTAGTCGAGGTTCACGGTAGGGTAGAGTAACCTAAACTGCGCGAGTGCAGCGAACTGCCGCAACTGGCCAGCCAACTGCGGAGGCCAGAGCACGTTGACGCGGTTTGGGTTCTGATCGTCGATCTCGACGACGAGGTTGGCAATAAAGTCCGGCGCGTCGGCGACCAAACCGTCGTACATTGCCTGCGTGAACTCCGCGACCAACTCGCCCTTCAGGATCGAAGGCATAACTGCCGCCTGCCCGGGACCAAGCTTCGTGCCATCCGGCACCAGCTTAACGCGCGGGTATTTGGAAGTGATAGCACTCTTCATTCTCTTGAGCAGCTCTTGCAGCGTCGCAATCACCGTCAAAAGTCCGAAGGCCGTGTCGCCCTGCCCGTAGGCGTTGACCTGATACTGGCTCGACTCACGAAGGATCATCGGGTTGCCGGACGGTGCCACCGCTTGCACTGCAAGACCCACCTGGCAGAGGTTGTTCAGTTCAGCCAGAGAGAACCTGTTCTGCAGCTGCGCCGGCAGGATGCCAACAAGCTCCAGTGTCTGCAACGGTCTCGCCGGGTCGTCAGTGAAGGCGAGAGCCGCGAGGCCGCAGTATGCAGCACCCCACATGTGCATCGGGGAAGGCGCCCCGACTTCGACAACCATCGTCGACATGACGGGCGAGTTCTGCAGGAGGCCCCACGAAATGGCCGCCGCGTAGTTCGCGGGACGCACTGCGTTGAGGATCATGCCATACTGCTGGCGTGTGTAGTTCCAGCGACCGCCGGAACCGAAGCCGTACTCGGCATTCCACACAGCCATGCTGCCTGTGTCGGTGTAAGGCAGGGCAACGTAGTCGAACTCCAGTGCCTGGATATTCGAGATGGCCGTCGTGAACACGGGCTCTCCGGTGCCGCTTGCCATTGCAACCACCGTCGCCGTCCAACCGACAGGCGTAACTTGCCCGCCGTTGGTGCCTAGGTAGTTGAGAGCGATGCCGATGTCGTTGCCCGTGAGGCCCCTCCAGTTACAGGTGATGACAACCTCGTTGCTGCCGGAATGCAGCAGCGCAGCCGTGACCGGCAGGACCAAGTAGCCGGCGGTCCAGGCGTTGATGGCTGCGACGCAATCAGCAGCGCAAATCGCACCGGTGTCGGTGGAGAGGCTCTCCCACTGCACGAGCTGGTCGCCGATGTAGAGCGACCATAAGCCGCTCGAGGGAGAACTGTTGGTGAACGTGATGCTGCCAGTTGCAGCCGCACCCGTAGGTTCCGGCACCGGCAGAGCGTAGACCAACTGGGTCGTGTTGACGGCGAAAAACGCGTCAATCATCCACGACAACATGCTGCCGGGACCAAACATCGAAGATGCGAGCTGAGGGCCGCCGACGGCAACCGGCAAATTGGCGCCACCTGCGCCGATGCCGTTAGCCCACGATGCATTGTATTGACCGACGATCAGCGCCGGCTCTTCCTGCGTCAAGTTGCCAGCCATCGAACCGTCGACGTTGGCGTAGAATAGAGGAAGCATCCAGCTTTCTGGGATACCTGTTGAAACAGTCATGATAAAACACTCCTATGCGCCGCAAGGCGGCGTTTGGGGGTTGAAGGGGAAGATGTGGAAAAACTACAGACCGCGGTCTGGGTCCGTCGTGATGATGTTGTTGGAGAGCATGCGGCACGTGAAGCCGTCGTACACCCACATTGCCGACCAGCTGCCGTCGCGCTCCTTGAACTTCGATCCGTCAGGATGCGCGACGTTCAGCGCGTCCTTCGACGTCGGATAAACCTTCATGCGCTCTACTTGCGGCTTAGGCGCAAACGCGGCCGCCGCTATCTGGCGCTTGCGTGCGATGATCTCGCGTTCTTTTCTAGTACGCCGCATGTAATGTTTCCTATGAAAGCACCAGTTGTGGATCGACATAAAATGTCGTCGACGGCTGCGCAGCCTTTACCTTAACATTTATTTGTCCAATCATCTGCGCCGTCAACGTCACCACCATTGAGAAACGACAACCGGCGCGGAAGGTGCAGTTGCCGTCGGTAACGCTGCCGCCATCAACCGCCGAAGCATAACCCGCTGGCTCAGAGGCGGCACTACTGCCGGTCGACGCCGTGCAGAAGAACACGCGATTAGGATTGCTCGCCAGGCCGATCACGACCCCGACAGAATACGCATGGCTGTTCTGCCGTGCAGTTAAACCGGCACCCCAATTCGATGTAGAGTCCGTGGTAAGTGAGGTCCCGGCCGCAAGATTGTTGGCCTTAGTATTATTGGCAAAGCTGGCGAGCGGCGAGGACGCCGAGCCGAGATACTCACACTCAAACCATATCTGGTCGTTGTTGGGCACAGCAGCGGCGTTAGCGATGCCGTAGACCGTGACAGTTCTAGTCGAGCCGGTGAGCGTGTTCCCTGCGGCGATTGTAAATGTCTCAAAGAAGTTGATCCACGAACTGTTCGTCGAAGTGACTATCTGCCAGGACAGCGGCGTCGTGCCGTCTGAAGCGCCCCCAGAACGATAGATCGTTGTGTTTTGATTGAACTGTCCTTCGTTTTGGTAGTGCGCTTGAACGTAACCGTTGGCGCTGTCTGATTGCACGATGTCAACGAAGTTGCCGAAAGGAATCGGTGTAGTCATCGTCCAATTCACTGGTAGTTTGCAGCGAACGAACACAATTCTGGATGTCTATCAGCTATCCCCGGAGTTAAAGTCTTCGCCGAAATCGCCAGAACTGAAGGCACCGTCACCAGAAGACCAAACATCGCCTGGGTGCTGTATGCTCCACGTCGGAACCTCGACGCGCACCGACGTCAACAGATTTGGCGCAAGAGGATCGAAGTACTCGCGAAAGCGAAACGTCATGCGCAACACCAGCTCGAGCATGTAGCCTTCTGAGGCGGTCTGCACCATACGGCGGTCTGCTTCGATCCTCGTAATGCCCTCAAACCAAAAAGCGTCGCCGGACGCGCCGGACTGTGAATTAACGAATGTGCCGTCATGCAGCAAGCAGCCAACAAAGTTCGTCATGTCGTTGTCGGCTTGACCGTCGAGCACGGCGGGATCGGTTAGACCACGCATCACCGAGATGCCGATCGTGGTATCAACAATAAACCGCGGTGGTCCGACGTTCTCGTCGCCGTCGGGGCTAAAGGTTTCCTTAAGCAGCGTCACCTGCAGCGCCGGCAGCTGCGTGGCATTCACCGTCGGTGCCGACACCACCCTCGCCAAGCCCCAAGTGCCGCCACCAGACGGCGCCAGAGGAGAGATGCGAGCAAAGAT